GTCGAACACGCGCAGCGCGTGCGGCGTCATGCGACCCTCGGGATCGACGCCGCCCGGAGATCCAGCGCGTACGCCGTCTCGACGGGCGCATAGCCGCGGCGCGTGTAGACGTGCGCGACCGCGGACCCGAGCGGCGCGATCATGTGTAGCGCGACCACACCTTGATCCCGCGCCCACGCCTCCGCCCGATCGAGCAGCCGGACGCCGGCCGACGTGCCCCGCGCCGCCGGATCGACCCACCAAAACAGCTCCGACGCGACCCACTCGCCGGACAGCACATGCGAAAAACAGAGCCCGCCCAGCATCCCCGTGAGCGCCCCTGCCCGATCGGTCGACACGAACACCACCCCGACCGGGTTCTCGACGAGCATCCTCATGAGCGCGTCGATCCGGTCCGGATGCGTCGCGAGCAGCAGCCCGTACGGCGTCGACGCCAGGAACGCGACGCCCATCTCGACCAGGCGCGGGACATCGGCGATCGTGGCTTCGCGGATCATTTCGCCACCCACCCCGAGGCGAGCCCGGGATCGCTTTCCTTGACGTAGAAACTTGAGCCGACGCCTCCATCGCGCCGGCGGAACGTGTCGCCGACGTCGCCGACAAGCTGCCCGTTCGGATTGCCGATCCCTTCGCGGTTGCCGGTGATCAGCAGGTTGATCGCCGTCCGGAGATCGGAGAACCAGCCGGACCAGGGCACGTTGCCGGCGCCCTCGAGGAGCGGCGTCCGCGGCGGATACGGTTTGATCAGGACGAACCCCATCAGGCCGCCTCCGGCCGGATCGTGATCGTCGCGTCAGTGACCCGCGCCGGGACGGGATCGGTGATCACGAGTTGCGGGACGAACGATCGGCAGTTGCCGAGTTGGTTCCAGAGCACGCGCGTTCTGTATTCGCCCTGCGCGCCGAGCGTCGTCCAATGCGGGCCGCCGAAGGACTTCCCGCCGTCGCGCGAGATCCGCAACATGGCTTGCGGATCCGACCCCTGCCCGCTGATCAGCCCGACGCCCACATCCATCGACAATTCGAAACTGTCGACCACGTAGCGCCGGCGCTCGAGCGTGAGCGGCGCCGGCTGCCGGACGTGCCGGATCAGCGCGCCGCCGACATCGGTAAACGACGCCGGCGTGAGCTCGTAAATGGACCCCGTGACGCGATCGCCGACCAGCGTCGCCCCGAACGCCTCCATTGCGTACGCCGGCCGGTACGCCTGCGCGACGCCCGTCGCCACGTTCCAGAACGATCGCCCGTGCCATTTGCCCGTCGCTTCGTCGACGGCCCAGGTCCGGCCGAGCCCATCCTCCGCAGCCGGGAACGTAAAGACGGCCGTCGGATGTCCTTCGGACTGGTAGGAGAACGCGAGCGCGTCGTCGACGGCGCCGTAACTTTGGATCGTGTGTTCGATCCCGTGATTGCTGATCCGGTTCGGCGCGTAGCCCTGCGCCCGGACGACTTGCCCGCGGCCCTTCGCCGAGCGCGTGACCCACGAGATCGAGGTGTCGACGGCGAACGCGTACGGCGCGAGGATCCCGAACGGGATTCGGCCCTCTTGCACCGTCACGCAGGGGAACCCCGGATTCCCCTGATCGACGAGGATCTCGCCGGTGAGCGGCCCAAAGAGCCGGATGAACCCGTCCGGCGTGACGGCGAGCGTGATCCACGGATCGCCGGCCGTCGACTGCAGGTAATGCGACGGATCCCAGGTCAGCCCGTTATAGAGCGAGGAACTGTAGACGGTGCCGGAGCGCGCCTCGAGGTAGTAGAACCGCCCATTGAGCGACCCGCCCATCGTCGCGACCGTCCCCGGGACGCCGGCGACCACGAGCGCGTGTGTCGTGCGGTCGTAGCAATAGAACACGCCGCCCGACGTGATCCCGAGCTGATCGCCGACGCCGTTCGCGGCGATCGTCCCCGGCGACCCGTCACTGACGACGGTCCCGCGGAGCGTCGGCGTCCAGGTGAGCCCGTCTAAGAGGAGCTCGTAAAAGGCGAACCCGGCGAGAAAGTAGGCTTGCCCGTCGCCGGCGTACGTCCCGCGGATCGGCGCTTGACTGACCGAGGCGCGCAGGATCAGGCCCGGCGTCGGGCGCAGCCCGAACGGCGTCGGCGCCCCGTCGCTTTCGTTTTTCTCGAGAAAGAAATTCTCGAGGATCGCCCGCTCTTGGTAGGAGCTCGACGGATACGCTTCGCCGATGAATCCGGGATAGCGCGGCATCAGCGCGGCCCCGTCCGGTAGTCATAGCCGGTGCCGCGGCCGCCGCCCGGCATCCCGGCGTCGCGCGTCGCGAGCCGCGGTGTCGGCGCCCGGTTGTTCGTGAAGATGCGCGCCCGCGCGTCCGTCGCCGCCTTTTCGGTTTTCGGCGGGACGCCGATCCCGAGCGGCGCCGCGATCTGTTCGGCGACGGTGAGCAGGAGCGCCGACTCGTACCCTTGCGGCAGCGAGACGATCGTCGCCAGCGCGATCGCCGTCAGGACTTGCCGCGTCATCAGCTCGATCGACGCGACGGCCGACGGGACCGGATAGAGGTACAGCGTCCCGTTCGGCCAGGTCGGATCGTAGTACGCCTGATTCGGGATCGCGCCCGTCAGCGTCGGCGACGCCAGCCCGCGCCACCAGCCCGCCGGCTGCAGCGCGATCGGCGTCCGCGACGTCCCGCTGATCAGCGTCGCCCCGTCAATCGTGACCGGCCGCGCCGGCGTGACGAGCGAGCCCGTCGGGCCGATCGTGTGCGGCGACAGCGCCGGCGTGAGCCCGTACGTCGTGAACACGTCGGCGTACACGGCCTCACGGTCCGCGTTCCAGTTGTCGATCAACCGGTTGAGCGTCCCGAGGATGAAATCGGCGTCTCCGTCGGAGAGCGTTTCGATCGGATCCAGGTGCCCGATCTCGATCGCCGCCCCCCGACAGAGCGCCAAGCCTGAGATCACTTGCCGGCTTTCCTACCCGCGGCCGGTTTGCCCTTCGCGCCCGGATCGATCGCTTCCGCCGCGTTTGCGTCGGCGTCTTTCGCCTCGTCCTTGTCGAGCGTCCGGTGGAGCCGCCAGCCGTCGGCGAGCTTTGCCTCGAGCTCCTCGCGCGACTCCACGCGACACGTTTCCGTTGGTTCGTCGGCCCGCTCGAGCGCCTCGCGCGCCAGCTGATCTTTGTCCCGTGCGTCGGCAAGTACGCGATCGAGCGCCGTCGGCGGCATCACGGACGGGATCGCGCCCTTATCGTCCGGCCCGCGGTAGAGAATCCGCGGCAATTCCAGGTGATCGGTGTTTTTCATGTGATCGACTCCTCCAGGTTGCGAATGAGAACGAACGGCCGAGCCGTCCTGCGCGGACGGCCCGACCCGACTACACTCCGGGATCCGCCGACGACTACGCGACCGCGGCGGCCGTCGACCCGAACCCGTAGATTTCGACCGCTTCGGATCCGACCAAGTTGTTGGTCACGACGAGCTTGAATCGCTTACAGGTGAGCGTCGCGAGCGTGAGGACGGTCGAGACGCCGGCGACCGTGACTTTCGTCACGCCCGCGCCGAGCCCGATCGTCAACGTGCTGTCGCCGTAGTTGATCACGTCGAGATCGAACGAGGCGCCGACCATGCACCCGTTGATCCCGGCGACGATCGCGGCCGCCGTCGGCGTCGTGAGCGTTTGCGCGTCCTGCGTATCGACGCGGAGCAGGCCGCAGAGCAGCTCGAGGACCGTCATCGTGATCACGCCGCCGGCGGTCGTGAGCACTTTTGTCGTCGGCGAGTTTGTCGGGATCGCCACCGTGGCGAACCGCGCGTAGTTGATCGACGGAGAGAAGGACGCGAGAGGCGGCATAGCGTGATCCTTTGCTGGCGAAAAGCGGCCGGACCTCCTCGAGCGGGCCCGGCGCGCATCAGTGAACGTGTGGAACGTGACCCGCCCGGGTTACGCGCTGGCGATCGCGATCGCGTCGTGATCGTTGTAGAGATCGCCGAACCCGTAGATGCACTCGATCCGGTTGATCCATTTGCGCTGGAACCCGTCGAACATCCGGAGCACGGCGACCGAGATCCCCGTTTCCGGATCGCGCGCCTGACTCGAGATCTCGACCGATCCCCCCTGCGGCGGGTTGTCGAGCGGCACGGACACGAGCGCGAACGCGTTCAGGCCCAGGCCGAGATTGATCGTCCCGGTCTTGCCGTTCGGCGACGTCGTGCCCGGCCAGAGCGTCAGATCGGCGCCGGCCGCCGGCAGCGCGTCCACGTTCTGAAACGGTGAGCCCGGCCCGTAGATCGCCGGGGTGATCGAGACCGTCGCCGCCGAGGCGGCCGCCGTCACGGGTGCCAGGATCGAGAACTGCTTGAGCGTGCCCGTCGACACTTTCGTGATCACGTTCACTTCGTAGACGCCCACAATGTTGAACTTGTCGGCCGCCTTGAACGTGTCGCCCGTCGTCGCCGACAGCGAGAGCGTCGCGCCGCTCTGCCCCGCCGCGAGGATCTCGACGGTGCCGGCCCAGACGCCGGCCGTGTGGCGGTAGAGCGAATTGGTCTGATAGGTGTCAAAGCCGTTGACTTCCCCGATCAGCCCCTTTTTCCACATTTTCGCCATCGCGTCGGGCGGGTTGAACTGTGAAACGACCGTGCCGCGGAGGACGCGCGTCACGCCCGGCGACAGGAACACACCGTGTTCGCCGGCCGGCGCCGAAATCTCCGCGAGCCGCTGCCCGGCCGCGCCGTAGACTTCATCGAACGTGGCCGGGTTCGTCCCGAGCTTGCCGACCACGTTCGGCGTATGGATCGCCGCCCAGGTCGCGCAATCGACTTCGATCTTGTTGCGGATCGTCGTCATCGCCGGTTTGATGATGTCTTTCGCGATCTTCTCTTTCCCGCGCGGCATCTTCAGCGCCCGCTCGATCGAATCCCATTCGAAATGGGCTTTCGCGACGCGGTTGATCTCGACGTCCGTATGGCGGTCGATGATCGCCTGTGGCGTGTAGCCCAGGGTGTTGTCGTTGTCGACGAGGAACTGCTTCGGGAACGGCACCCGGAGATTGGCCCCGATCGGATACGCCTTCTGAAATTCCGAGTTGTACGACGTGTTGAAGAACGGCCCGATCTCGATCGGGTTGATGAGTTGCCGCAGTGACTCCATCGCGAGCCAGTCGGTAAACTCGTAGCTATTGGCTGTCGGCGGCATGATTTACCTTCGGGCGGCGATCTCCCGCGCGTTTGCGTTGCGGAGATAGGCGCCTACGTCACCCCGTGCGACCGCGGCCTCGACGTCATCGGCCGGACTCGCCGGACGGGCGCCGAGCGTCGTCGGCGGCGACGGAGCTCCAGAAACACGTTTGAGAACAGGCGAGGCGGCCGGACTGGACGCCTCGAGGCGTTGCTCGAGCTTGCCGAGCGCTTTCAACATCGGACCCGGTGCGAGCGCGACGAGCGCGCGGTACTCCTCAACGTGCGTGTTGAGGTAGTAGGCGATCTCGCCCGGCAGGTCGGAATGCAGGACGGCATCGGCGAGGAGCGGCGTCGGGAGTACTTCGGTCTGCGTGCGGATCACATCCTCGAAATCAGGATGCGTAGCGGCGAACGTGGCGATCCGCGCGTCGTGCGCGGTAGCGAGCTCTTGCCGTTGCTGCTGCTGGACGTCGCGATCGCGTTCGGCCCGATCAGCCTTGCGTGCGACCGCGATCCGGTAGTCGGCGGCGGCGACGACGTACTCTTTGTACGTGGCGAAATTGTCCTCTTGCGGTTCGTCGGGATCCGCGCTCGAGGCGCGCGCGGGGACGTTGGCGACGGGCGGCACTTCAGCGGCGGCCGCGGGCCGAGACGGCGACGGGGTGAGCTGCGCGCGCAGCGCGTTGAGCTCCCCCTCGAGCGTGTAGTTTTTTCGCGCGAGATCGTTGATTCGCTCTTGCGCGGTCTGCTTGCGTTTGGCGAGCGTCCGGCCGGCCGCCGAGGCGTCCGCCCCAGGCGCGCCCGGCGCCGGTGTGGCGGCCGGCGCGACGCTGTGATCCTCGACCGCTTCGCCGCTGTCGCCGTCCCCCTGCGCCTCGACGGCCGTTCCCGGCACATCACCCGTTTTGCGCCAGGTCTGCCGCTCGACCGGCGACATACGCGCCAAGCGATCGGACGGACTGCCGGGCCGATCGACAGACGTCTCGGACGTCTCCGACACAGGCGCGGCGGGAGCTTCGGCAAGCGGCGACGGATTCGGATCGTTCATGCTGTCCTCGACAAAAAAGGCCGAAACGCAAAAGGCCGCGGACGACTTCGCCGGGAGAGTGCGGCGAGCGCGTCAGCGGCCCTTGCTGAATTCGGCCCGTGTGTAAACGTGTCCCCCGCGGGCCGCGGGGATTCGGGAGCTACCCTAGACACGTCGACTCAGGTTGTTAGTGCATCGTTTCTTTCGGCGCGTCGATCATCGCGAGCACGCCCCGCAGGAACGCCCGCGCGTCGATCTGATCCTCGAGCGCTTCGTGGGCGGCGTTGACGTGCCCGGCCGCGAGCGCCGCGTCCAGCCGTTCGCCGGCGTCGACTTCATCCCGGACCGCTTGCGCGACGTACCCCGCCAGGCGCGCGTCGCTCATCCGACCATCCCCGCATCCGGCGGCGCCGCGGCCGCGGGATCCGCACTCCCCATCACCGGGCCCGCCGGCGGCGGCAGCGCGGCCGCCTGCGCCTCGAGCTCAAGCGCCTGCGCCTGCCCTTGCTGTCCGGCCTCGAGCGCCTGCGCGTGCCCCGCCTGCGCCGCCTTGAGTTGTTGCGCGAGCCCCCGCTCCGCCATACCGGCGGCGTGCTGGCGATCGGCGTCGGCCTGATCGGCATCGAACCCGAGCGCCTGCTGTTCCTCGACGGCGTGCGCGTCCAGCGCGAGCCCCTTCGTCGCCGCCGCGAGATGCGCGGCCGCGATCGCCGCCGCGTTCCGTTTTTCCAAGAGCCCGAACTCGAGCCGCTCTTTCGCGACGAGTTCCGCCGCCGCGATCTTTTCCTTACTGGCGATCTCCGCGAGCGCGATCTTTTCCTTGCTGGCGATCTCCGCGCTCTTGGCCTTGAGCTCCTGATCCATTTGCTGCGCCTGCGCGCCGAGCGCCTGCAGTTGCGCCTGGACCTGTTGGAGCTGCTGCGCCATCGCCGCGGGATCCGGCCCTTCGCCCTCTTTTTTCTTTTTGAATTGCGGCGGCGTCAGCCGCTCGACGAGCTCGTCGGCCACCGGCCCGGAAATCGACAGCTTGGTCACCAGATCGCCGATCACCGGCATCAGGGTCGGGTTGCCGGCCAGCGCCAGCGCAAACTGCTTCGCCGCCTCGCGTTCACTGACCATCGACGGGCCCGTCGAGATCGTGACTTCGTGATCGCCGACGTTCGTCGGGACCGACTTCGGGTTATTCGAATCGTTGATCCGCACGATCTCCGCGGAATCGTCCGGCTTGCGGATCCCGATATCGCGCGCCGTGTCGTAGTAGTGCGGGATCAGATCATCGAGAATTCGCCCGGTTTGGACGATCGCGTCATCGTAATGATCGATGAAGTGATAGCTGCCCCGCTGCGCCGACGTTTCCATCGTCTGCAACGCGATCCCGCTCTTTTCGTTCTGTCGCTGCGCCGACGTCGGGAGCGGCGATTGCCCGATCGCCGCCTGAATCGCCCGGCGGGCCGACTCCGCCCCGACCTCGAGCGCTTGGATCGGCGGTTCGTACGACGGCCGCGACGGGAGCGGCAGCAGTGTATTGACGAGCCCCTCCGTCGTCGGCTTCGCGAACAGCGCCGCGACCGGTTCGTGCAGCGACTTCTGCACCTCGATCAGTTGCGCCGGTGAGAATTGCCCCTCGTACGCCATGTACGGGGTTTTCGGCGTCATCCCGACGAGTTCCGCTTCGCACGTCCGGTAGTAGCAATAGAGCATGTAGGGATCGCGCGCGAGCCGGATCAGCGAGAGGACTTGCCGCGTCGCGCCGAGCCCACTGTCGACGTACAGCACCTTGCCGAGACAGCAGACGATCGGGATGTACTTGCCGGGCCATTTCGTCCGCTTGAGGATTTCGACGCCGTTGGTGAGGTATTGCATGACCGCGGGTTCGTCGACGTCCCGCTCCTGCAGAATCAGCGCTTTCGACGGCTTGATCCCGTTGAGCTCATCCTCGTACACGATCAGCGGTTCGCCGCCGGGCGCTTGGAGCTGCAGCAGCCGGCGCGTTTTCGTTTCGATCGTCCAGTACTCCGCGATCTGGATCCGGTTGTCCTTCACCCACGCCGGCGCCGTGTCGTGAATCGATCCGAAATCGGTCAGCCTGGCGTGTGGGAATTCGCGCCCGAACTCCGCTTTCGAGCGCGTCTCCGCGACAAAGCAGTACGTCATGTCGGAGCCGTCGGCGCGCAGCGCGTCGGGATCCGGCGTGACGAGATCGGGATTCGGCAGCGGTTCGATGAACAGCTCTTGATCGAACGACTTCCCCGGCACGTACCGCGCGACGATCCGGTGAAAGCCGTACGACCGCTGGACGCAATTCTCGAATGACGTCGTATAGGCGTTCTGCGCGTGCGACCGGTATTCGATCTGCCTGATCAGGTTCGCGCGGAGCGCCGCCGTCGCCTCGTCGGCGCCGTTGCCCTCCGGATCGACCTTGATCGCGCGCTTGTTCTGGCGGACGTCGTTGATCAGTTGGTTGACGTACTGGGAGAGCTCATCGAGCGACAGACACGGCCGGTTCGCCTCCTCGCGCTGTTTCCGCTCCTCCGTTTCCCACGGATCGCCGGCGATCGCGCGCATATCCTGGCGCCCTTCGTCCCGGATGGGATCCCATTCGGCCGTCGCGTAGTCGAACCGCTCCCGGAGCTCCTCGAGGAGCGCCTCGTCATCGTCCGGCTGTTTGCGGCGGGGAGACATCTGCCCCCACGGTGACAGGGACCCCGGCGCGGCCGTGAGCCCCGGATCGCCCCAGGTGTCACCAGGTGTGCCGGGTTGTCGTCTGTATTTTCGCAATAGCCGCGCTGGAGATGCGCCACTGCCCCGACGGGTACCGGCTCGCGCACAGCGTCCCGGCGTGAATCCAGCGGAGCACGGTCCGGCGATGCGTCCCGAGGCGGCGGGCGGCCGTCGTGACCGTGACGAGATCGGGCGGCGGTCGCCGTGTCTCCGACGTCTCCGACATCATCGTTAGCCCCACCGTCCGCGCGGTTTGTAGGGTGCCGCCGGCGCCGTTGGCGCCAGCGCGACCGCCCGCGCGAACGTCAGCAGGAACGCGTCAGAATCATCCGGCGAGGCCTCGCCGCGCGCTTGAATGTCCGCCTTGGACTCGATCACCAGCTTGCCCGACGCGTTCAGGTGATAGCCGGCCAGGCACAGCTGATCGCAGAGCCGATCCTCATCGGGGATCGCGCCGAGCAGCAGCCAATCTTTTCCACGGTGATGCATAAAACTTCGTTGGTTCGCATCATGCGGATCCGGCGACTCCCCGCCAAAATTGATCTCATGCACGTTGGTAAACCCAAGCGCGTGCAGGCGCGTCACGATCGCGGCGCCGAACGCGGCATCGACGAACAGCGCGGCGAGCTGGTGCCCGGGCCGGCGATCGGCGAGCAGCTCCGCGCAGAGCGCGATGCGGGCGGATCGGTCCGGATCCTTGTCGCCCGGCATCCGGATCGGCGGCAGGACGTTGCCGTTGAGCCCCTGTCGGAACCGGATCACGTTCCAGGCGCGGCCGCCGCCGCTGACGTCGAACCCGGCGACGAGGGGATCGTCGGGGAGCGCGACCATCGTCCGTTTGCGCGCCAGGTCCACGCGGCCGCGGTCGATGTACTGGAGCTCGTTGGCGGCGGGCGCATAGCCGAGCACGCGCACCTTCACATAGTCGGAGTCGAGCCCGTAGTCCTCGATCTCCTGCGCGATCTTCTCTTTGTTGGTAAACCGCGACGTTCGACTGTCGACGCGCCGATGGTTCCACCGCTCGCGTCGGTTGCCGTAGCAGACCCGGTAGAACTCGCCGGTGTTTTGCGTCATCTGGCCGAAGGCAAACATCATGGGTTCGCCGTCGGTCATGCCGCCGTACGCGGTTTCCCAGACCTTATCGGGCACGAGACTCGACTCGTCGAAGACGTAGGCCGACGTCGAGCGCCGCGCGTGCTGCCCGGCGAACGCCTGCGCGTTTTGCTCCTTGCAGCTCTGCATCTGACACTTCCACGTCGTCGCGTACGGGACGCCGAGCGCGTCGACCCCCTTCGCGTAGATGCCCGTTTCCATCACCTCGAACCATGGCGCCGTGAGGCAGAGCCCGGTCCACCACTGGATCGCCGGCCAGGTGCGCGCCTCGAGCTGCGCGTACCCGCCCGCCGTCACCGTGATGTCCGAATGCGGCCGCGTCGAGAGGATCCAGTCGACGAGCCACGCCTCCGTCGCGGTTTTGCCGGTCCCATGGCCGGACGTCTCCGCCATCAGGACCGGCATCACCGGGGTCGATCCGTCGAAGGCGCGCGCGCGGACTTCACGCCCGACCGCCTCGAGGAATTCGGTTTGATTCGCGTCCGGCCCCTCCTCCTCCGCGAGCGGGCCCGGTTCTCCCCACGGATACGCGCCCCGGACCCACCGCAGCGGATCGTCGTAGCACGACGCGACGAACTCCTCGATCGCCGCCTCGATCGTCGTCGGGTCGAGCGCCTCGTCGGACGTCACGGCTTCGCGACCCGCTTCCGGGCCGCCACCAGGCGCGCCACGCGATCGCCGGCGTTCACGGTGACGTCGACGTGTTCATCCAACAGCCGGAGATGCTTCGCGAGCAGCTCGAGCGCCCGCACTTTGTCCAGGAGCTTGAATTTGTGGATCGTGTCGGTGATCCCGTCGCCCGCTTTGGCGTTCTTGATCAGGACTTCGAACCCGGCGAGCGCGGCGCCCTCGTCGACGCTGAGATCCTTCGGATGCTTGGCATCGCCGGCGCGCGTCCAGTAATCGCGCATGTTGGCGAACGCCACGCGCGCGAGCTCGAGCAGGACCCGATCGGCCGTGATCCCGCGCGCCTCGAGCTGGCGCGCCTTGCCGGCGACGAGCGCCGCCCGGATCGCCGGGAGCTTGAGCAGCTGCCAGCCGATCGACGACGCCGTGTTTTTCGCGTAGCCCGCCCGCACGGCCGCGGCCGTCGCGTTGAGATCGATCAGGTATTCGACAATGAACCGCCGTTGGAGATCCGTCATCGGCGCGCGAGCGGGAACGCCGCCCCGGGATCGCCCGTGCGCAGCATGACGATCAGCCGGACGGCGCGCCCGTCGCTGACTTGCGTCCGCCAGGCCGAATCTGCGAGCTCGACGGCGGCCGTCGGATACTCCCGGCAGGCGAGCGCCGCGATCATGCGCTTGAACCCCCGGAACCGGGACGGCCCGAGGTTGAACCGGACATCGATGAGCGCCCGTTGCCGGACGGGATCGACCCGTTCGAACCACGGGAACGTGAGCAGATCGGCGAGCGCCGCGTCGACATCGTTATCGCCGAGATCGAACGCCTCCGGCCGGGAGATCCCGACGTCCGTCAGGTTGCGCCCGATCCCGATCGTGACCTTGGGCGGCGTCGCCGTGTCGAGGTACGGCAGGAGCCGCAGCCCCTCATGCCCGATGAGCTGATCGAGGAGCAGATGCCGGAGCCCCGGCGTCAGAGGCGCCCCCAGGTCGGAGACGTCCGAGACACCCGGCGAATGAGCCCCGGGCGTTCCCCCTCGAGCACGGCGGCGCTTTCGCCGTCGCCATCGGCGTCGACGAGCTCGATCCCATCCAGCCGCCGACGAGGAGCGTCTAGGCGTGCCGGCATACGGGGATCCCTTCGGGTTGCGGGTTGCGCGCGAGAGTGACCGCGGCGAACGACGAGAGATCCATCGTGCGACCGTCAGACGGCGCCCGCGGCGCCCGCTGAGACGGCTAAGTACACAAACAGCGCGCTAACGCACTGGCGAACCCGTGACACGACGCCCCGGACCGCCGCACACTGTCAACACCGCCGAATGCTGAGCGATCCTCTGTCGACGCCGGCCCGTCTCCTCGAGGTTGCCCACGTCGCCCACCGGTTGAGCATCAGTCCCGGCCAGGTCCGCAAACTCATCCGAGCGCTGGCGCTCCCGGCGATCCGCTTCGGCACCCGCTACCGCGTCGATCCGAAAGACCTCGAGCGGTTCATCGAGGCGCACCGGATCACCACCCTGCAGCAACAGATCGAGATCAAGGCACAGACGATCGACGCCAGCTTTCCCGGCGTCCGGCCGCGCGGCCCGTCGCGTGCGCCCACCAACCAGCCGACGCCCGTCGGCACGCCGACCCGGCGGCGCCGCGACCGACGCGGCCCCGTCGCCCTCGAGGAAAAACGCGCATGAGCGAGCGCGCCGTGTGGAAAGGCGCCCTCCGCATCCTCGAGCTGGTGATCCCGATCAAGGTCTACCCGGCGACCGAATCCGGCGATTCCTTAGCGTTGAACCAGCTTCACGCCGTCTGTAAGAGCCGGATCCAGCAAAAGAAATCCTGCCCGACGTGCGCCCGGGACGTGACCGGCGACGAGATCGTGAAAGGGTACGAATTCGAGG